AATGGTCGACGCTTATAAGCGTAATTGGATTACAAGTCGCGATGGCAATGTAAGTATTCGTCATCACGACCGTGACCACTTTTACATTACTCCCAGTGGTGTACGTAAGCAGACTTTGCAACCTGATCAGTTTAAAAAGATTGGGATTGAGAAGGGATACTATGATCAACCTCCTCGTCCGTATTATGCTAGTAAAGAATTAGATTATAGTGATATTAGTAAAAATCTAAAGCCCAGTGGAGAACTGCCACTACATTTCGGCCTACAACGAGAAATGGGACAACACACAGGCGAAGTTCGTGTGGTAGTACACGTTCATCCTACTTACTGTATTGCGGCAATGCATGCCGGTATTGACCTTAGCACTATCAGCAATGCGTTTCCGGAACTGAACCGTTACACTAAGGTAGCACCTAATGTTGGCGATGTGCCTCCTATCAGTCAAGAACTTGCTGATGAGTGCCATAAGCAGTTACAATTAGACAACAAGGGAAATATTGCCTACGATATTGTGGGCATCAAAGGGCACGGCGTGGTTGCTATTGATACAACGCCATGGCGAGCATACGAACACATTGAACGATTAGAACACATTTGCAAGATAGTACTTGCGTCAGGAAAATATTAAAAATGTCAACAGCACAATATAACTTAACAACAAAGACAGACTACCTAAGCCGTAAGATGTTTCTAGATCCCGCCGGCCCAGTTACTATCCAACGCTTTGAAGAAGTCAAGTATAAAAAGATTGCAGACTTTGATAGCACCGCCCGTGGTTTCTTTTGGCAACCAGAAGAGATCAGTCTAAGTAAAGATGCAAATGACTTTAAAGATGCCAGTGATGCTGTCAAGCATATCTTTACCAGCAACTTGTTACGTCAAACAGCACTTGATAGTTTGCAAGGTCGTGGACCAACACAGGTATTCACTCCTGTGTGTAGTCTCCCCGAAGTTGAAGCACTAATGTACAACTGGGGCTTCTTTGAAACTAACATTCATAGCAAGTCATACAGTCACATTATCCGTAATATCTACAACGTGCCCAAGGATGTGTTTAACACTATCCACGACACTCGAGAAATTGTAGACATGGCCAGTTCCGTGGGCAACTACTATGACAATCTACACGTTATCAACTGCCGCAAAGAACTTGGCATGGATGTTACAGAGAAAGAACACGTTAAGGCTGTGTGGTTAGCACTACACGCAAGTTATGCACTAGAAGCATTCCGCTTTATGGTATCATTTGCCACAAGTTTAGCAATGGTCGAAAACAAAATCTTTATTGGTAACGGCAACATCATCAGTTTGATTCTGCAAGACGAACTGCTACACAAAGGTTGGACGGCCTATTTGATCAACCAAGTGGTTAAGGAAGATCCTAGATTTGTAGCGGCTGCTCGCGAGTGCGAACAAGAGGTGATTGAATTGTACAAAGGCGTTATACAAGAAGAAAAAGCGTGGGCAGACTATCTATTCCAAAAAGGACCAGTGATTGGTCTAAATGCCAACATACTGAAAGACTTTGTAGATTATACAGCAGTGGCAGCGTTGAAAGACGTTGGTATTAAATACTGGAACACTGCGCCCAAGACTACACCGATCCCATGGTTCAATAAACATGTGGACACCAGCAAGAAACAAACTGCACTGCAAGAAAACGAAAGCACTAACTATGTTATTGGCATTATGAGTGACAGTGTGAACTACGAAGAATTACCCGCATTATAAGGAAAAATATGGCAAAACTAAATGAAGAAGTTATAATAATTAAAATCAGCACATTGTTGCCCGACGGTGCTGACATGACTGCAATTATGGACAACGACAATATATCTGCACTACAGCAAGTTGTCGAACAACTAGCAGGCGACACCCGAACATTAGTTGAAATTGAAAGAGGAAATTAAAATGAAAGTTGTTGTGTGGAGCAAATATCATTGCCCATATTGTGATCAAGCCAAAGCGTTATTGCAACAAAAAAATATCAAATTTGAAGAGCGTAAAATAGGCGACGGTTGGACTAAAGAAGAGTTGTTGGAACACATACCTGCTGCTAGAACATTACCACAAATTGTAATCAATGGCGATGTCATTGGGGGATTTAATGATCTTAAAAAATTATTAGACCGTGATAATATAGTAGGATACGGAGACGGAGAAATTTAATGTTATTTGAAAAATCAAAATTTGCAGTTGGTGATATCATATCACTCAAAATCACCTCAGGTGAAGAAATAATTGGAAAATATGTCAGTGAAGACATGTCAGAATTGGTATTGGGCAAACCGTTGATGTTGGCCATGACTGCCAAGGGGCCTGCCTTTGCACCGTTAATGATGACTACGGATCCGGATAACAATTACGGTATCAACAAACAACTGGTTATGACCAAAGGCGAAACAGCCAAAGAAGTAGCAGATCAATATACATTTCAAACCACTGGTATACAACCTGTATCAGCGGGCAGTATTGTAACAGGATAATATTATGCCAGCAATAGCAAGAATCGGTGATTCAATTTCTACAGGTCATGGATGTGACGGAACTACAACACTCACAGGGCCATCGGGTGATGTGTTTGTTGAGGGATTAGGTGTTGAGCGTCAAGGCGATCCTACAGTGGTTCATAGATTAACTGGTACGGGCTGTTCGGTTACTCATACTGCTGTTGTTAATTCAGGATCAGGCACTGTGTTCGTTAATGGTAAACCTATTGCCCGAGTTGGGGATTCGGCTGATGCTGGATCGATAACTTCAGGATCTTCGACTGTATTTGCAGATTAATTAGATACATCAAATGAACATTTATTTAGACATGGACGATGTCGTTGCAGATTGGCATGCACATGCACAACAAGTTCTTAAGAAGCGTTGGGACAAAGACGGCGAACGTATTCCGCAAGAAGAGTGGGATCGAGTCAAAGACGACATGCGATTCTATCGTAACTTGCCTTTGATGGAGGGCGCACACGAAATGGTCGATATGTGTAAGGCCTACATTGAAAAAAATCCACAGTATCATTTGCGCTTTCTAACAGCATTACCACACGACTACTCAATGCCTATGGCTGTGAGTGATAAAGTTATGTGGGCCAATGATCACTTCCCCGGAGTACCAGTTACTATTGGACCATTCAGTTACGACAAATGGCGCCACTGTAAAAATGCAGGTGACATCTTGATCGACGATAGACACAGTAACTGTAAAGAATGGGAAGACGCTGGCGGTGTAGCACACATCTTTACAACTTGGGCCAACTGTAAGCCTTGGTTGGAGAAGCAACTTGATCTAACATGAACAGTTTAGAGAAAGTTTGGGCGAGAGCCACAGGTCATTTAATGGGTCAAACCGACGAAGACCGTCCAGATACACCTATACTTACTTTAAGAGAAGCACGTATAGCGTTGTTTTTAAAGACCTTCTGGGTCATCATACATGTGATAACGTGTTGCTTCATTATTGCAAACACAATTCGTCACTGGTAATAACTAATATAACAACAAGGAGACAATTATGTCAGCAAACAAATATCAAGAGTTCACAAAAATCGTAGAAGCAATGGAGTCAGACTTCGAAAAGTTCTATGACAAGGAAGTTGGCGCTGCCGGCACCCGTGTTCGCAAGGCTTGCCAAGACTTGGCTAAGTTGTGCAAAGAAACTCGTAACGATGTAACAGCAACTAAAAACGCACGTAAAGAAGCATCGGGCAAGTAATCTGTCAACAAATCCCCGGGTAAATACGTTATATACTTACAAGGGGTATAATATGAAAAAACTTTTAACTGTTCTGTTACTAACGGTCAGTGCCACAGCATTCGCTCAACATAATCATCACTGGCGTCATCATGGCCATCGTCATGCAGGTCCGAACATTGGTTATTGGGTAGCACCGTTGGTCATTGGAGGAGTTGTAGGTGCAGTAATTGCTAGAGAGAATCAGCAACAGCCTGTAATAGTACAACAACCGCAGTCAGTAATCATACAACGTCAAACAGTTTGTACTGAGTGGAAAGAAATACAAAATTCCGATGGACAAGTCTATCGTGAAAGGACTTGTACACAATAATGGCATACTCAGATAAGGTTGTAGACCACTATGAAAATCCCAGGAATGTCGGATCTTTTGACAAGAGTGATCCTAGTGTTGGTACTGGTATGGTTGGCGCACCTGCTTGCGGCGACGTAATGAAACTACAGATAAAGGTTGATCATGATACAGGTATTATTACAGATGCAAAATTTAAAACGTATGGCTGCGGATCGGCTATCG